TGTTCAACGCCTGGATGCGTGAGGTGGATGGAATGACTTCTCACCGCTTGTTCAACGCCTGGATGCGTGAGGTGGATGGAATGACTTCTCAGCAAGAATCCACCCTCCTCCACACGTTGGGGCTCGACCGTCAAACCACGTCCTATCGCAACTACTACTGCGCGAATGCGGACGGTGACGAGATCTGCGACCAGTTGGTCTTTATGGGTCTCATGCGGGTCGGCACTTGTGACGATATTAGCCGCTATTACATCGCCACCGATAAAGGCATCGAGAAGGCGAACGAGCTAGTTTGGAAGCGGATCGAGGCTGACAGAAAGCACAAGAAGCCATATCAAGCCAGGCCAATTGGATGGACAGTGTGGAGCAATACCACCTTTTGGGCAGAGACTCGTTCCAAGGCTCGTTATATGGCCTTCTTGTGGTTGCGCCAAGTCGCCCCGGACATTCAGATCATCGAAGTCGATGTCCGGAGGGCCCGATGAGGCTGGCCAATGCCGAGATGGTGCCTCTCCACTCCCTAGAGATGGAGATGAGCACGCTGGGGTCGATGATGCTCAGCGAACAAGCCGCGGAGGAGGTCCTTGGGATCCTGGATGCCGACGACTTCTACCGCCCGGCCCACCGGGAGATCTTCCGCGCCATCCGGTTCTGCGTCAACCGAGCAGTCCCGCCAAGTCTTGAGTTCGTGATTCAGCAGCTTCGCGACACGGAGATTCTCGATAACATCGGTGGAGAGGACTACGTCCTACAGGTCGCTGAGTATGTACCAAGCCCGTCCAACGCGGCGTTCTACGCGCGTGACGTTGCCGAGAAGTCGATGCTTCGTCAACTGGAGCAGGCTGGACAGAACATTGTCGGCGTTGTCCACGACGGCGATAGTGGCGATGCCAGCGAGAAGCTCGACAAGGCCGAGCAACTCGTCTTCGAAGTCGGACGCAAGCGGACGGGAACCTACTTCAAACACGCAAGCACTCTGGCCAAGAACTTCTTCATTGATGTCGATAACCTGATCGAAACCGGTGAACCCATGGTCGGTCTTTCGAGTGGGTTCTCCGATCTCGACAAGATGACCACCGGCTTCTACCCTGGAAACCTGGTCATCGTCGGCGCCCGTCCATCGATGGGTAAGACGGCGCTGGTTTTGGATTTTGCCCTCGCAGCGGCGAAGAGTGGTAAAGGCTCGGTTGCCATCTTCTCACTGGAAATGAGCGGTGAGCAGCTCATCCGCCGAATGGTCTCAATGGTCAGCGGCGTGAACTCGCACGTCCTCAAGAATCCGTCGCTTTCGATGGACACCTATAAGAAGCTCGCGGACGCTTGTGACAGCATCTACACGCTTCCCATATACATCGACGACGCGTCTGATCTCACTCCCCTGGACATGCGCGGCAAGTGTCGGCGCCTTCAGGCGGAGACAGGACTGTCCCTTGTGGTGATCGACTATCTCCAATTGATGCGCGGAGCCAAGAAGACCGAGAACCGCACACAAGAGATTTCGGACATCGCAAGGTCGATCAAGTCCATGGCCAAGGAACTCGGCGTCCCCGTCGTCGCGCTTTCTCAACTAAACCGAGGTGTGGAGTCGAGAGAGGATAAGCGGCCGGTTCTGTCGGACATTCGTGAATCTGGATCGATCGAGGCTGAGGCGGACCTGGTGATGCTTCTTTACCGTGACGCCTACTACAAGGCCAAGGAAACGAAAGAGACTCCGGATTACAACCCCGACGCCGTCGAGGAGGCGGAAATCATCATCGCAAAGCACCGAGACGGTCCCACGGGCAAGGTCATTCTCGGTTTCCAATCAGCTTATGCCCGGTATCGAAATCTCTACGGAGGGAGAGACTAACAATGGCATCCGAATCTCGCTGGAACAGACAGAACGTCGACTATTACTTTGACCCCGATGACCCTTGGCTCACCGACTTGCCTTGGTCCGTCGGCTCTTGCTGGCATGTGTTCCTCCTTCATGTAAGGACCCACGGGAACAAGCGAGGCCTGTGCCCGGTCGTCGCCGCCTCGATGATCGCAGCGCCATACCGGATTCCGCCGGCTGACATGGTCGCATGTCTTGAGGCCGCTGAACGTGGAGGAGCTCTTAAAGTTGAGAAAGGGCACTGGGTCGTCACTCGCTGGGAGAAGTCTCAAACACCGGATGCCAAGCGTGTTCAAAACAGACGCAAGCGAAATTGTCCCGGACAAACGGCAGTTGTTACGGACAATACCGGACAAGTCGCGGAAACCAAAAGCGAATCTGTTTCAAATAGCTCTGAAATTGTTACGGACAATTCGGACTTGTTACGGACAACCGCCACTTGTTCGGATTCTCTGTCGCGTGACAGCAACAGCAACAGTAATCCCCATACTGCTGACGCAGTATTGCCCCAAGGGGCTGATGCAGCAGCAGCGGATTCGCCCTGGTGGGCTGACCATCCGGATCCGCTTGTGGCTTGGACTGGTGAGCAGATTTCAGCCATCCCGAAGTTCCAGAACTGCCGGCGCCCTCCGACCGCGGCGAGGGTTGACCGTGTTGTCGATCGATTGCGCCAAGAGGCCCCCGACGAGGAGGTGATTCGCGGCTTCGTGATGGAGTTCGCCGAGTTCCACACCGACCACCCCAACGAGTTCGGGAAGGACGATCCTGTCGGCATTTTGGACAACCGGATTACCGACTTTCTGCCCCGGTGGCGCAAGGTGAAAACTCAGCTCACCGAGGTCTCCGGTGGCGGTAAGAAATCCTCGCCAAACCGGCCCCTCTTGGAGGTCCTCGGCCCCGTTGCCGGAGTTGACTTCGAGGAACGTGTCGTGGGTTTAAGAACGTCCAAGGTCAGCAAACGCGAGGTACCCGTCACAGAGCGGTTCAAGCCGGGAAGCGATGAGCCATTTGACGAGGCGGAGTGGTGGCAAGGCAAGGTGGTGACGGCATGACGTGGACCGCGCAGCAAGTCTTGAGAGCCTATGGCCGACACCAACTCCCGCGGGTCGGAAGGATTGGTCCGAAGGGCTACGACAACCAAACCCCAGGCCCGGACGTCAACTTGATCGCCTGGCTGTACGTGGTCACGTGTCGAGGCTATGGCCGCTGCGAACACTGGTTGAAAGCCCGCTACGTCCTCAATCGAGAGAACTTGGACCCCTATGCGGAATCGAGGATCGATCGATTCGAGTCACTTCTTGCGGTAAAGCTCCGTGAGAGTCCATTTGATCCAGACACCTTCGAACGCGAGGATCCCCGCGGGAACGTCCGGTTAGCCAAGATCTCGGTTCGCGATGCGGCATTCATGGCAGGAGTCTCGATGCGGACGGCTCAGCGATGGTGTGTTCCTGGATCAAAGCTGATCTACGAATGGCGTGGAAAGCGCTTGTACGTCCGAGTCGGCGAGCTTTTGGACATCATAGCGGCAAAAGAGCAGAACCGATATTGGAATGGAAATCGAAGAAAGTCCTTGCATTCTAAGAAAATCGCGTCATAATGTCCGTAGTTGAGCGTCGCGTTTAAGCCCGTGGCGTTGCCCGAAGCCCCTCTCTCCTGAGATCGAGGGGCTTTTTTGTTACCGACTTCCCGCTTGAGTTCTCGGCCAGGCCCTCCACCCTCTGCTGCCGGCGAAAGCGATCGTTGCGACCATAACCGCGGCGTAAGAACTCGGCGAGCCTTCCAGTTTCCTCCTGAAAGCGCACAGGAAGGCAAACCAATTTCTCAGCCAGCCCGACGGGTGCTTCAGGCACCTAGCGGGTATGACCAGGGCCGCCCTGAAGGATGCTCAGAGCGCGGCCCCTCCTTATTGATCACCATGCCAATCGCTAAGGTCATCGATCTCTCGCACCATAACGATGTCCAGTTTGGACTTCTGAAGAAGAACGGTGTCGAAGCCGTCATCCTCAAAGCGACCGAAGGGACATCCTACATCGATCCCACGTTTGTCGATCGAGTGAAGCGGGCGAAGAGTGTCGGCCTGCTAGTTGGCGCTTATCACTTCATGACCGGCGAGGACCCGGTGAAGCAGTGGGCGCATTTCCACGAAGTCGTTGACCCATACCGTCCCTTGGTGCTTGCGCTCGACTACGAAACAAGAGCGGCGGGCAATAGCCCGACGGCTGATGTACTCGACGCGATGGTCGGACTATCGCTCAAGCAGATCTATCGCCATCCTCTTCTCTATGGTTCTGACAAGCTGGTTAAGGTCCTCAAGCCAAAGAACTGCCCGAAGCAGGTAACCGAGTGTCCTCGTTGGCTGGCACGTTATGGAGACAGACGCCCCGAGCTCCCATGCGACCTCTGGCAGTTCAGCGAGAGCATCAAAGTTGGCGAGCAAGGGCCATACGACGCTTCCGATTTAATCAATTCCCGATATGGATCCGTCGCCGCCTTTTGGCGTCGCCAAGAGATTTAACAATTTGGCCCGTGAGCCAAAGCACCTAAAGCAACGCAGATCATCGCCCTCGCCCGGCTGGTCCAAAGGCGAGGGCACTTTTTGCCATGGCAATCAAACCTCCAAATCGTCCCGTTCAGAGCCGAGAGGCATTGAACAAGATCATCTCTGATCACGTGGCCAGGGACAAGAAGTCCAAGGTCGCCCTTGTTGGGATTCGTGGATTCTTCCGTGACTCCATGGGGAAGCCGGGCAAGAACGATCGCGGAATCTACGACGATGCCATCTTCCTGGTGACGCCCGACTCCGTGCTCGCATTCAACGCGAATACGGATCCAAGCGTGAGCCGCAAAGGGATAGCCGTTCTCAATCCCGGTGTCCACTGGTACAAGAAGGGACGCCACCGAATCAGTCGCCCGCCAAGCTATCCAGCTCTTCGCCCAGCGACACCAGGCGAGAAACTCCCCGTTACTCGTGATGGCGTTGGTCAATCAGAAGGCGTCGCGATCAACATCCACAAAGGCTCGTACAACTCGACGAGTTCTGAAGGGTGCCAGACGATCTATCCCGATCAGTGGGATGAGTTCATCGACTCGGTCTATCACGCCATGGACGCTCA